GATAGTATCTTTAGTTCTGATATGGCTATTGGCAAATACGTTGCACAGAGGGCTGGTATCGGTATTAACGCAGGGAGAATCAGAGGGATCAACAGTCGAATCCGTGGCGGCGAAGTACAACACACAGGTGTGGTCCCCTTCCTCAAAAAATTTGAAAGCACTGTTCGATGTTGTACTCAGAACGGCATCAGGGGTGGATCAGCAACTGTCCACTTTCCTATCTGGCACCAAGAAATCAGAGACATCCTCGTCCTCAAAAACAACAAAGGAACCGACGACAACAGAGTCCGAAAATTAGATTATAGTATACAAATATCTAAATTATTTTACGAGAGATTTATTAATAATGAGGAAGTTTCTCTTTTTTCTCCACATGATGTTCCTGGTCTTTATGATGCTTTTGGTTCCGACTCCTTTGATGCACTCTATGTTAATGCGGAAAATGATGAATCAATCCCCAAGAAAACTATAGGTGCTCAAGAATTAATATTAGATTTATTAAAAGAGAGAGCAGAGACAGGTAGAATTTATATAATGAATATTGACCATTGTAATTCTCACTCATCCTTTAAGGATAAAGTGAATATGAGTAATCTTTGTCAAGAAATTACTCTTCCAACATATCCTATTAGTCATATTGATGATCATTTAGGAGAGATTGCACTATGTATTCTTTCTGCAGTTAATGTTGGGACAATAAGATCTGATAAAGAATTGGAAGAATTGTGTGATCTGTCAGTTCGTGCATTGGAAGAACTAATTGATTATCAGCAATATCCTGTATTGGCAGCAGAGACAGCTACAAAGGCACGTCGTTCTTTGGGTATAGGATTTATTGGTCTTGCTCATTATCTTGCTAAACTTGGATATAAGTATGACTCACAGGAGGCATGGGATGCTGTTCATGGACTTGCAGAGTCCTTCCAATATTATCTTTTAAAAGCATCTAATCAAATTGCTAAGGAGAAAGGTCATTGTGAAAACTTTGGACGTACCAAATATGCGGATGGTATTCTACCAATTGATACATATAAGTGTGATGTAGATGACATTTGTAATCAGGAGTTACAACATGACTGGGACGCTCTTAGAGCATCTATCAATGAATACGGTCTTAGGCACAGCACACTGTCCGCACAAATGCCTTCGGAGAGCAGTTCCGTTGTGTCAAACGCAACCAATGGAATCGAACCTCCTAGAGACTACTTGTCCATTAAGAAATCAAAGAAAGGACCTCTTAAGCAGATTGTTCCCTCCTATGCCAGTTTAAAGAATGCCTATACGTTACTTTGGGATATGCCTGGGAATACTGGGTATATTAATATTGTTGCTGTTATGCAGAAGTTCTTTGATCAAGCGATTTCTGGAAATTGGTCCTATAATCCGGAGCATTACGACAACTCTGAAGTTCCTGTTAGTGTAATGGCACAGGATCTTTTGACCACATATAAGTTGGGTTGGAAGACATCTTATTATCAGAATACTTATGATAATAAGACTGATGAAGTAGAACCAACGCACCCAATTGGATGGCATGATAATATCCCATCAGAAGTTGGTGTGCAAGGGAAGACTCAGTTGGGTAATTTACTTGAAGAACTAGAAAATGCTAATGAAGGGGAGTGTGAATCCTGTGCCATCTGATATTAAAGGAATGACGGTATTTAATACCAATGAAGTTGATATCAAAAAGCAACCTATGTTTTTTGGTGCTCCTCTAGGAGTTCAAAGATATGATAATTTTAAATATCCCGCCTTTGATAAACTTACAACACAGCAGTTAGGATACTTTTGGAGACCAGAAGAGGTATCTCTCCAAAAGGATCGTGGTGATTATCAATTACTTAGACCTGAACAGAAGCATATCTATACTTCTAATCTTAAGTATCAGATTATGTTAGATTCTGTGCAAGGTCGTGCTCCTGGTATGGCATTCATTCCTTATTGTTCTTTACCAGAACTAGAATCTTGTATGGAAGTGTGGCAGTTTATGGAGATGATTCATAGTCGGTCATATACTTATGTCATTAAGAATGTATATTCAAATCCTGCAGAGGTATTTGATACTATCATTAAAGATGAACGTATTCTAGAACGTGCTGCTAGTGTTACAGGAGCATATGATGAGTTTATCAATGATGCCCACGCATGGGATACTGGGTGTATGTGGACTGAGAGTGGTAGGGGATCTCCTACATCTAAATGGTGTATGAAGGATTTAAAACGTAAACTTTATAGGGCAGTCGCTAATGTTAACATCTTGGAAGGAATTCGGTTTTATGTTAGTTTTGCTTGTAGTTTTGCTTTTGGTGAACTCAAACTTATGGAGGGATCGGCTAAGATTATCTCCCTCATTGCCAGAGACGAGAACCAACACCTTGTATTAACTCAACAAATTTTAAAGAATTGGGCTAATGGTGATGATGTTGATATGGTACAGATAATGAAGGAAGAAGAGGAATGGACATATAAGCAGTTTGATTTATGTGTTAATGAAGAGAAGAAGTGGGCAGAGTATTTGTTTAAGCATGGGAGTATGATAGGTCTAAATGACAAACTTCTTTTTCAATACGTTGAATGGATTGCCAATAAGAGATTAAAGGCAGTTGGACTTAATCCTCAGTATGATATCTCTGCTAGGCATAACCCACTTCCTTGGACTCAGCATTGGATTTCATCTAAAGGACTCCAAGTTGCTCCTCAGGAGACAGAAGTTGAGTCCTATGTAGTTGGTGGTATTAGACAGGATGTTAAAAACGATACTTTCTCTGGATTTAAACTTTAATATCCAAATTCATCTACAACATCTAGTACTTTATTAAGATATTGTTCAGCACCACGACATTCTTGTTCAGTTAATTCACGTCTTTCACATCGTCCATACAATTCATTCTTAAGCTTATGTGCCCTTGCTTGCATATCTGCTTTGCGTAATTGACCATTCATAACAGGATCCCTTTCTGCATTAGTTATTTATATACATTTTACTAGAAATTACCTATTGTGTCCAATTCTAAATAACTTTATGACTGTACGAATTGGAAAGTGGAAACCACCGCAACGCCCTCAATGGGTGAAGGAGGTTATGAAAACCCCTGGTTATATAAGAATACAACTTTTACTTCTGATGATATTGACAATTTCTTCGGTTTCGTCTACTGTATTACAAATCTCCAGAACGGGAGACAGTACATCGGTCGTAAATATTTCTGGAAGTTTAGAACTCCAAGGGGAAAAAAGAGAAAAGTAAAATCGGAATCTGATTGGAAAAAGTATTATGGGTCTTCTGAGGAACTTAAGGAAGAAATTCAGCAATTGGGTAGACATAACTTTAGCAGAGTTATCCTCAGCTTACATAAAACAGCTGGCAAAACAAACTTCGAAGAAACCAGACAACTCTTTGTCAAGGGAGTGCTTACAGAGCAACTTGACAATGGCATCCCCAAGTACTACAATAGTAACATCCTCTCCAGATACTTCCGAAAAGATTATTATGGAACTTGATACAACTGATAAGGTAGTGGCATATGTAAGAGATTGGTCTGTTGATAAGATAGAAGAAGTAGAATCTATTGGGGATAAAGCAGCGATCTATGCGGAATTTGAGGAGTGGATAGAACTTGATAATATAGATAATATTGAAGTTTACTCTCTGGAAGAAGTAGAGAAAAAGGATGATTGAATTTTTGATTGCATGTTCTCCATTCTACTTTTTATAAGATTCCTTTATTCAGATATGAGTGGAATTGACAAAATAAAAAGCATCGGTTATACTTTTATTGTTGGACTGATCATCTGACAAGGGAGTGACCGAATTAAACTTGCTGGCAATAGGCTAGTTAAGGTGATGAGTCAGAGGTGGTACTCGCAGGGTGCATCTTGAGAAAGAAGCAAACTGAATCATTCTACCAGATGGGACTCATGCAACGCAGTAAAATTACTAAGAGTAGCAATGCCCTGTGTTTGTAAGCATACTCAAACCTTACCTCCCACCCAACTATATAAATGACCGTTATAAGATACTCATGAGAATTTTTCTAGATACTGCTGATACTGAAGTTATCAAAAAGCATTTTGTTACTGGATTAATAGATGGTGTTACTACCAATCCAACTCTTATTATGAAGAGTGGTAGAGACCCTGAAGAAGTATATCAAGAGCTTGCTGATTTGGGTGTATTAGATATTAGTATGGAAGTGGTTGGCACTTGTGATGAGATGGTTTCTGAGGGTCAAAGACTTGCTAAGAAGTTTCCTGAAGTTGCCACTATTAAAGTTCCTTGTACCGCTGATGGTCTAATGGCATGTGCTCTTCTTTCTAGAGACGCTATTAGAGTAAATGTAACATTAATTTTTGATGCAGCACAAGCAGTTCTTGCTGCTAAAGCAGGTGCAAGATATGTTTCACCGTTTGTAGGAAGACTTGATGATAATTCAGTTAATGGATTAGATGTTATTAAAGATATTTCTGAAATATATCAGGCACATTGGGTGAAGACAGAGATTCTTTCTGCTTCTATTAGAGGAGTTAAGGCAGTATCATCATCATTTGCTCTTGGGGCACAGGTATGTACTATACCACCAGGAGTTTTTGAGAAGATGTATAATCATGTTCTTACTGATAAGGGATTGGAATTATTTGATCAAGACTATCAAGAGACACTTAAACTGTTGGAGAAGTAATGATAATAGTTACAGGTGGTGCTG